TTACGCCGCAGCCAAGTACAAACAGGTGCGGATGCAGGCGAAGGATGAAGGCATTCTTAATCTGCCTGACGATGAGGATGACGCTCTAATCCCTGGAAGCCATATTATTGGCGAGAGCAGACATTTCGTGGCTACAGCCAACGTCACAGAACCTGTAAAGCGCTTCAGCGGCGAGGAATTAGCGCAATGGTTCTGGCGCAATCACCAAATACCTGTGATCGTAACCAAGGAGCAGATCGAGAAGGCTAAGATCAAGACCAAATCACAGGTCAAGGTCGCAATCGTAGAGCGTACCTGACATGGACATTAAGTTCTGGTGTAACACTCACAATAGGCCAGCGAGCAACATACATATGGGCTGTATAGGCAGTGGTATTTTGTTGCCTTGCCGTGTTATTAATTGTGAGGAGGTTGGCATCTGTATCTTTGAAGATAGGAAAGGACGTGACATGGACGAGCAGAGGATCAGAGAGATATTCGCTGAGGAGTTGGACAAGGAGCAGTGTAGGGGGATTGCTGAGCGAGTAAGGGGCGGATACGATAACAGTCCTGCGGGTACGGCGGCGATCAGGGCTATGAAGCGGATCGTCGAGATATGCCTTGCGCCGGCTGCGACTGTGTTGTTGCTCGTGTGTTTGAGTCACACAGCAGAGGCTCAGGGCTACGTATGCCGCGACTATTACAGCTGCCGAGGCGATTACTGGCGCAACAACTATCCCGATTATCGATATGCGCGGCCAAGATTTCCGGGATATATTGGCCGTGGACCGTGGCGGCCGTATACAGGCTGGGGATGGCGCAGGAATTGGTAAATTCAACACCGGCGGTTATTTCCTCCCGATCGACCGTCGGTTAGACTCGCAACGCCACACAATGCGAGTCGATGGGGACCGGCTGGGCCTGCACTCCGGGCCGGTCCCCTACATATAGGAGCGGGAATAATGCCTTTAGTATTGCAGCCGACATACGATGGAGCGTCAAGGGACGAAATTGAGCGGCATCTACTCGTTGTGAGGGCGAGGCGGATGCAAGCTGTTGCGGTGTACTATGCGGGGGTTAACGCAAAGACAACGCATATGATCGTAAAGTTTCAGCAAAGATTGGCAAGGGAATACCAGCTACTTGCCAAGGATATCGATAAGATGAACAAGCTGGAGGAAGCACTGGAGAAGCGATTACAAACATTGGAGCAGCTAGCGCACGAACGCGATAGTGCCCATGAAAGCTTAGTGGAGATTGAAGATGGCGATTGAGAAAGATTCCGTACCGAGCCGTATGAATACTTTGGCCCGTGTGAGTCAAACACAGCCAAAGACCGTGGCCGGATCGAGCCGGACCCCGTCCCCGCTGACGCCACGTGGCGAGGCGATGCAGGGCACAACAAACGAGCGGCCATACGACGAAGGCGAGACAGACCCGAAGCCGCGAGCCGACATTGGTACGCAGGCGTGGCCAAGCCAGACCGAGATGGAACTCAAGGGTATGCACTATCGAATGGAGATGGCCAATAGACACAAGCGGCCAGCCACGCAACCGTTGGTGCCACTCAAGCAACGGAAACTCGTGGCCAAGTGCGAATTCGGTCAGCAGTTGTATACGTTCTATGAGGGGCATCCGCCGCGGTGCCCTGAGTGCGACAACTTCATGCAGACCATCTCGGAGATCGGTGAATGAGCCTCACGTTCAATCAGTTCCAGGTTGAGCTGCGTAGGCGCGGTATCAAGGAACAAGAAGCGTATTTGTTTACGCTTATCTATGAGCGGCTGATCGAGACTGAGAAGCTGGTCATGATGAATGCTCACGTGTTGGAGGAATTGACCAATAGCGTCGCCAGCTTTGTACAGATTAGCGAAGGGATGCAAAAGGAGCTGCGACTGGTCAGGCGTGGCGGGGTGCCAGATGGCGTCGACGTCGAGAGCGTCGCATGGGACAAGAAGCTCGACGATGAGTAGGGGGGATCATTACTATTGGCTTGTGATCAAGGCTGTGATTGCTGGCCATTACACATTCAGCAAGATGATGTTCGAACACGATAAGATCAAGCCAGTCATTTGGTGTTGATCCGTGTGACTCAAACAGGAGGCACAGATGGGCGAAGCAAAGCGACGAGCGGCGGCGAAAAGTCCGTGGACGGGGCACACGAAAGACTTCCTGGCGCAAGAGTTGCGTAAGGCTGGTCTGGATGAGATGGCGAAGAAAGCTGAGACAGGTTACTATCACGACTTCCTGTCTCCGCTCGATACACCATGTATACAACTTGCCGCCGATCTAGCTGTGATCAATACTCCAGCGGCGCAGGCATTACGAAGACGGCATCTCAATGGTGAGTTCGACGCCTCGAAGGAGGAAAGCGACGAATGGGCCAAGAGTGCCGATGGGAGAGAAGCATTCAATCGATTAGTCAGCGGGAGGTAGCACATGGCACGATCTGTTAAGGGCTTCTTAGCCGACGACGGAACCTTCTTCAATAACCAGGACGAGGTTGAGCTATATGAAGCCCTTAACGGTCTCAGGTTCGCCAGTGAGAACGTCGGAGCCGACCCGAACAAGCTGATGATCATCGTCGATGCGATCGGGCCACAGATCAGGAGATACTTAGATGCCAAAGAAAGTTATAACAAGGCGGAGCGTGGGACCGGGAGTATTGAAGAGTCGGGTGAGCTTGCCCAAGAGCAGTTCGACAAGCTCGGTACCTATACCAAGTGGGCCGATAGAGCCAGAGAAGCAGCACCACTTACTATCAATACAGCCGAGTTCCTCAAGCCAGAGACTGGAGTTACACCCGTACAGCAACAGCCGGCTGACGAACGTGAACATGTGCCCGACGTGGGGAGTGGTGAGCGCACAGAAGCGGTATCCGACAAGTGCGAGGAGCATGGCGCTGGAGTACGGAGCGCTCATGCACGAAGTGTTCGCAGCCGTCCGTATATGGCAACTACATCGACGGCAGCGCTTGACACAGCACGCAAGGGTCGCGGCGGACAGGATATTTAGGGACAGGGGCGAGCCGAGCTACTTCAATCAGTCGTTTGACTCAAACAGGTGGGGGAATTGCTGGGAGAAAGCGGTGGGAGTGAAGAACGATCGCGAGAGCTTAGCGGTCCTAGCGTATGAGATCATCGACAGTAGCGGATGGGAGGATGATCACAACGATCGCATCAGGATCAAGGACTCGATGGAGTTGGCCTCGCTTGCGTATATTGATGAAGTATTACCAGTTATGGACAACTTCCCGATCTATGTGGAAGACGAGCCGTACGATGTGATCGGGATCGAGAACGTGTTCGATGTTGTGCTCACGTATAACGATGGCAAGCAGTACAGGTTCATCGGGACGCTCGACGGGCTGACATATGATAAGGCAATGGAGCGGTACACGCTCGAAGACAACAAGACAGCTTCACGTCTTGATGCTGGTTGGAAAGCGTCATTCGAACTCTCACATCAGGTTTAGGGCTATCTTGCTTGTGCAGCCTCAGTGTATGGTTTTGATATTTACCACTCACGCATATTGGGGCTCAAGAATAGGCCAAGCGGTCGGGGCGAGGACACGTACTTCGTGCATCCTAGCCGCAATGCGGAACAGTTTCAGAGGTGGGCGTTCTGGTTTCGCCATACTGCCGAGATGTATGAGCGCTATAAGGATCATTACGAATACGCCCCGAGGTATACGCATTCGTGCAACAGATACTTTCGGCCGTGTTCGCTTATACCATTTTGCAACGACACGTATGAAGGGAGGATTGAGCAATGGGATCAGATGATTTCCGCGAAGGCAAGCCCAAGCGAGTTGGCGGTGGAGGATTAGGAGGGGTCTTCAGTGCTGGACCAGGGCATAGGAGCAAGCCGAAGTGGAAATTGCAGTTGAGTCAGTCGCGTGGAGTGCAAGCGAGAAGGAAGAATGGCAATGCGAAAGCCATTGTTGAGCGAGAGTCGAACAGGATGCAAGGCAATGCGAAGGCCACTGTGGAAAAAACAGCTGGCAAAGCTGAGAGAGAAAGGGACTAGAGATGGGAATGCGGGAATACTTCGGAACAGGACCGAAGAAACTACCGACAGCGTACCTGCCGAAGACGCTGGTGGACAACGTCGTAAACGATCTAAAGCGGGGCAAGCGCGGGGGCGGTATTACGGCGGTCCTTGATACCATAAACGCATCGGAGCCGGCACCGGAGGTTGTCAAGCACACGCCTGAGCCTGAGCCGATACCGTATCACGAGACGCCGGACGATATCGCTCGCATATGGTTGCAATTGACGTATGGCGAGTCGATGGAAATGGATAGGGAGTTGACAGAGATCGCTCACGCCAACGAGGAACAGCCAATGGCCAAATGGCTACAGATTTGGGCCAAGAAGCGTCAGGGGAAGTCACGTGCCTAAGCCACAACTCGTTGATGTTGATTATGACGAATTCCGCTTTACTACAGCAAAGGGAGGTAGTCTATTCGTCATCAACGGGAAGGACGTGTGGCTTCCGGCTCAACTTATTGAAGTTGATAAGGATGAGTTGGTTATTACAATGCCAGAATGGCTGGCGAAAGACAAGGAGTTGATATGAGCACGTGGCCAGATACAATCGTACAGTTGTTTTTACAGGTCGATGCGGCGTTCGAGAAGGATACGGAGAACGACGCAGAACTGGCCGCATTGCTTCGTGGTCCGGCCTTAGCGATAGCACAGACAGTTGTGATCGACATCAACAGGATCGCGAATGCGCTCGAACGAATTGCAGTGGCACACGAGAAGCGTTTGCGTGTCGAAGCCGGCGTTTGACTCAAACACAGATGTAGCGAACACATGACGATATTCCTGGGACCAGTTGAAGTCAAGAGCGGCATTGAAGCGCCGAGGCGAATGGCTACGCTCTTATGGGGTGCAGCTACATGCGGCAAGACAACGTTCGCAGCAACGGCCCCAGGGGTCAAACTGTGGCTCTCGTTTGGTGATCAAGAGCATGTTTCGATAATGCACAGGCCGGATGTTATGGTTGCTAACTTCTCGACACTCACGGTTGACGAGTTGTTCAAGCACGCGCAGAGTGAAAACCCGTTTGGGCTGGATCAAGTGTTAGCAGCCGAGACCAGCATTGAGACGGTTGTGTGCGACAGTGCGACGGCGATCACGTATTTAGCGTTGCAGCATTCGATCGATAAGGGTGTAGGCGCAGGTAAGAAAGGTTCCTTTGTGCCGACTCTAATGGAACCTGGACAGGCTGCGTATGGGGGGCGTAACGCTATCGTGCTTAAGGTATTGACTGGCTTATTGCGTGTTACGGCTAAACATGGTGTGCATTTGATTATCACAGCGCACGAGGCTGATCCGTCTACGGAGAAGGATGGGATTGTCAACTATGTGTCGATAATGCTTGGCGGGCAACTGGTTAATAATGTGACGTTCCGGCTGTCAGAGATATGGTACATGTCCGAAAGGCATGGGGAGCGGAAATTAGCAATAAGGCCGACACGGTTACGAAGGCCGATGAAGACACGTATGTTCTCATCGATGGGCGATCCTGAGTTCGTGCTCAGGTACGATGCGAAGTTACCTGATGATCACAAGGACCAGATGACTATTGCAAAGTGGTACGACGCATGGTCCGAGAGCGGAGCGAAGGTATCAGTCCCTAAGACGGAGAAGAAGGATGACACAAAAGGTAAACGGTGATACTGTGTTCGTACCTTGTCCACAGTGTGTTGGAAATATTGTAGCCAGACCGGGATGCAGGGACGAAATATGTCCGACATGTGGCGGGGCTGGTGTGTGTCCTGAGCGGACGGCTTGGGAGTTCCAGCATGGTGAAGTGAGAGCAGTAATGCAACGGAGCATCCAATGAGTAGCCATCGGCCGGAGGTGCGAGCATTTGTGGCGGGCTTCGCTTTGGCGTGGCAAGGATACGAGCAGGCCGATCCGTTGGATAGGAGCGTTGTGGCAGCGAACGGCAAGACAGTAGGGGAGAACATAAACGAACTGTTCAAGGATGTGTTTGCGTTTGCGGTGGAGTTGTATGGCGAGCCTTATGATGATCCGCCAGAGCCAGCCAAGGCGTCGCGCAAAGGGATGAAAGAGCCTTGGGAACAGGGCTACTTCGAGGAACAACAGATACCCAAGGCAGTGGGAGATAAACAATAAGTGGTTCTGCCTAGCCACTCTTGCAAGAGGAAGTAAAACAAATGGTTGACGAAACAGAAGAACTCGACGTTATCGAGTTGGAGGAAAGCCTTGCCGACGTTGAGAAACCGCCGGAATTGCCGCCCGGTGTGTACGTCGGCGAAGTCCAGGACGTGCAGGTCGCTACGTCCGGCAAGGGGAACCAGTATTACGCCGTGAAGTTCGTCGTTGCGCCGGAAGAAATCCCTGCCGACATTGTGGATGCCTTCGAAGACGGCGCAGTATTGTACTGGAACCGCCAGATCAAGCCGACAGCGAAGGACCGCCGTGCTTTGTACAACCTGCGCAGGTTCGTCGAAGCGCTCGGCCTGGACAGCAACACAACCTCGATCAATCCGAACGAGTGGATGGGTTGCCAAGCCAAGTTGCGCGTGCGTCTCAACAAGAACCCGAACACGGGCGAGATGCAGGCTCAAATCCAAAGCGTCGACTCGGTGGAAGCGCAAGCTGCCCCAGCCCGCGGAACGAGCAGGCGTGCAGCGGCAGTTGAGGAGGTGGATGAGGCTCCGCCGGCTCGGGCTGCTGGTCGTCGGGCTGGTCGCGCTCGGTAACAAATAAGGCCGGCGTGGGGTTTCGATCCCACGCCGTTTGACTCAAACAGGAGTGCATCATATGGATCATAATGCAATGGCGGCGGCGAGGGATCAGGTTCGATATCAGATTATCGAAGCTTTGAAAGAGCCTTGCTTAAGGACCAATACGAGACCCGCATCGTCGGATACGATCTTGAACGAACAAGCGGATGCGGTACTAGGCTTGTTGACACGTGTCTGTACGGACACAGATATGTATCATCTTCTGATGGGCTATCTAAACACGATACGCCTAAGAGCGCAGGAGGCGGAAAGTCGTCATGGTGAACCGAGTATCACTGAAGCTTGACGAGCACGTCAGCTACGGAGACTCGCAGATACTTGCGAGGATCAGACTGGACGACAAGCGGGACGTTATCAAAGCTGCGATGCTGTTGGGGCTGACACAATCGCAGTTCGTGCGTAACGTCCTTGTGCAGGCGGCGAGAGTCGTCATAGCAGAGAAAGAAAGCGAGGCAGCGTGATGTTCAGATATAATCAGGCGCCGTGCAGGCGGGATGACAATCGGTGGTGGTTGCCTGAGGGGCATCCGGTTGAGCGGCGCTGGTGGCAGAGGTTATATGAAATGTGGTTGGTGGGCACAAATAGATGCTCGCTGCATCAAGCATGGCAACACGGCGTCGACACTGGCAGCCGGAATGAATATCAACGGGTCGTTGTAAATGGAGGTGACTATGAGGCGGTCGCGTATTATCGCAGTCAAAACGAGCGAAGCCAACTTGAGGCCGGGCGATCTGTACTCGGAGAAGGGTCCGGAGTTCTGGAACAGGGTAATGTCCGGCCACGTCCAGGGGACGATCAGTGTGGTAACGAATGATTTTGAGTCACACAGGATGGATGTGCATGTGTTCCGATTGACGATCGTGACCGAGGATGAAAAAGGTCGAGTCGATCGGAACCAGTACCTGCTGGCCGAGGGCTTCGATCCGCATACGCCTCCGGGTGTAGCAGAATGGGAACTCGGGAGAGTCAAGTGAAGAACATCGCCGTGCTTGCTGGGGATTATGGGCAGTTTGTGACTTGGGTGCGTGAACGTGACCCACAAGCGCGGATCAGGGGAGGCTGGGCACACGGCGTCCATGCGCATTATGAGTACATATCGGCCTGGAGGCATGGTGGAGTTGAATACGACGAGGTGCAGGTTGTAGGTACGTTTCATCAACGTAGTGATGCAAAGCAGTTAGAAGAAGCGGTCAGGCCTTTTCTAGGAAGGGTTAAATAACGTGGACCAGGATATTCACCTCAGTGGGGAGCAGGAACATGCCATCGAGCTGTGCACTGACACAACACAACGCATCGTCTCTGTTACTGGCGGTGCAGGGACGGGAAAGACACTCGTCCTTGGCAGAGCTTATAAAGAGCTTAGCAGGAAGTACCTTGTCGCCCTCTGTGCCCCTACTGGACGAGCGGCCAAGCGAATATACGAACTCACAGGGATCAGAGCCAGGACCATTCACAAGCTCCTTGAGTATCCCCAGCCCGATGATGATCCCGTGCTCGATGATGACGGCAATCCAGTGCCCATCACAAACGAGCCGCGACGAGACGCAACCAACCCATTTGATGAAGATGTTATCATCGTCGATGAGTCGAGTATGGTTGGACCGGAACTTTATCGACAACTCATTGCAGCGCTCAGGAAGGGAAGTGGAGCAATTAGATTTTTTGGGGATAACAATCAGCTTCTCCCCGTTGAGGAAGGTGATCCACCATTCCGGACGGTTCTGGCTAAGTTCCCGTCCATCACACTTACATACAACTTTCGAAGCCAGGACGACATCGTATCTAACGCGTATCGGATATTGCAAGGGAGAGTTCCGATACGCAACGACCGCTTCGATGTTTGGTACACTGATCAACCACTCATGACGTTGGTCAAGTACATCGGAGCACATCCAGAGTATGCTGAAGATGACTGTCAGATCATCACGCCAGCACGCAAGAGCACATTCGGTACTCTGCGGATCAATCCATCGATCCAAGTTAAGCTGAATAAGGGGAAGGAACTGATCAGGCTGCCTCGGTTCAACGATGAGGAACGCGATCTGGTCGTGCGGCCTGATGACAAGTTTCTGTGGGTCAAGAACGATTACGCACTCAATTTATTTAATGGCGAGATCGGGCGTATCACGTCGATCAACACGGAGGATGGGTCGCTGTGGCTAAGGACGCTGGAAGGCCGATCGCTCGAAATTCCCCCACGACTGCGAACATACAACAGTTACTTGCGTACTATGATCAATTACGATCCGCGCAAGCAACTGGAATTAGGATATGCCATTACCACACACAAATCGCAGGGAAGCGAATTCGATACTATTATATACTGTATAAGTCGCGGAGCGTCATTCCTCTTAAACCGAAACAATTTCTACACCGCGGTCACAAGAGCAAGACATAATGTGATCGTGATCACAGACAGGAAAGCGATGGGGTTGTCATTACGACGGGAGAAGCGCGATGCACATACTTGAGATGACTGATGGCGAATTCCGAATGGTTCGTCATGCTATTGCTATTAACTTGAGCGTGATTGCGAGAACTCCAGCTGAGGGGGAAATAGCGGTAACGCTTATAAGAAAGATCACCAAGCTATTGGAGGAAGACAATGAGCAGGAACGACAAAGACTCCGTCCCGGGCAAGTGGTACCTCCAGAAGGTTAAGCTGAACGCTCAGGGATACGCAAGGGGTGGACACTATTATGGTATAGGCGCTGCACTGTATAGGGCGACGAGGGCGAGCGATGACAAAGTTATCATGATCCGCGCCAGAACTCGTCGACTAGCTGCGGCTGAGCTAAGGGATCAGTTTCCAAAGGCGGTGTTCTTCGTGACGCCAATGAACCGTTTGACTCAAACACAGGGAGGGGAGCATGGAAAATGACACGATATGTGATATTCACGGGGCCATCGCAGAGTGGAAAAAGTCTAACCGCTTCCTTGCTCGTATCAGAGTTCCGAAGCCGGGGCCTGACAGCTATGAGGGACTCATTCGAAGCGCCAATGAAGCATTATCTCGGTATGCTCTTGTCGCGGAAGTCAGCTTCAATACCGATGGACGAGCCGATCTCCGTATTGTTGTCCAAGACACCTCGAGAATTCATAAACCGTGAGGCGGCGCACATGCGGTTCTCTTATGGACCGGGAGTATTAGGCAAATTGCTAGCGGCTAGGTCTAGACGATGGCAGAAACAGCCTATGTATGTCATCATTGACGACGGTACAAGCGGATTAGATTGCAGGGAACTCGGTGGATATTTCCTAGTGCATGTAAACAGAGACAGGGTCGAACGAGTATATCCATTTGCGATACCAGACCCTGACATGGTGATTTACAACGATGGGGATGTGACTAAGTTGAGGACATGGGCAGCAAAAATAGCCGACAGGGTGACGCATGGATAGGACAGCACTGACGGAGCAATACAATGCGATGGCTGAGGCGCATGATTTGGAAGTACAGGTTCTTTCGAGCGGACCTACGACGGCGTCAGTTGCTTTCGTCGGTGAAGGACCAGGAGATGTTGAGGTTCGTAAGAGGGCTCCTTTTGTTGGCAAGTCTGGTCAGCTTCTCTGGCGGCATGTTGCTGGGTATGGTATTGACCAAGCTAGTGTATATTCTACTAATGTGATCAAACGCCAGATCAGCACATCCGACAATGAGAAATTCAAGATACACAGGGACGAGCTAGCTAAATGGGAGGAACTGCTCATATGGGAACTGGATCAACTGCCCAATCTGGATGCTGTCGTGCTATTGGGCAATTATGCCCTTACTGCGATCACTGGAGAAGAAGGAATTGGGAACTGGCGGGGAAGTGTTCTGCCTATCCAGATGCCCAATGGGAGACAGGTAAAGGCGATATGCGCCAACAACCCTGCGTACCCGCTCCGCGAACCGAAGACCGAGATCACCTTCATGATGGACATGAAGAAGCTGGACTTGGTGCTGAGAAAGAAATTCGTTGAGCACAAGGTTGACGCGATAATCAATCCGTCATACGGCGAGGCCATGGCGTATCTGCGTGACTTGCAGCGGAGCGAGTTGCCTGTGGCCGCAGACATTGAGGGGCTGAACAATGAAACAGCCTGTATGGGCTTGGCTAATAACGGCCATCGCGCTATCTGTATTAATTGGCGCGATGCTACAAAGAATAGATATAGTCTCTCGCAAGAAGCAGACTTGTGGACAGCCATACAGAAGCTGTTTGACTCACACAGAGTGATAGCACAGAGAGGAGATTTCGATGCCTATTGGTGCTGGCTCAGAGACAGAATACGGATTAGAGTGTGGCTCGATACGCTATTGGGACATCACACCCTTTATCCTCAGCTTCCACACGATTTGGGTTATCTCACCGCCCAATATTCGACTCATCCGTACTATAAGGGTGAAGGTGACTATTGGAAAGAGGGAGGTGATATTAATGAATTCTGGATATACAATTGTAAAGATGCAGCTATCACACATCATGCCGGTATGCGAATACTTAAAGAATTGGAGCAACAAGGGCTTGACAAATTCTTCTTCGACCATGTGATGCGAGCCCAGCCACATCTGATCGAAGCCATTGTCCACGGGCTCAATGTGGATCAGACAGTTAAGCAAGCATTAGCGATCGAGATCGGCAAAGATGTGGCTGGGTTCGAAGACGAGTTCTATCGGCTCGTTCACGAGTGTACAGACGACGACTCGTATTATCCGAACCCGTCGTCATGGCCACAGATGAAGGATTTATTCTTTGGCCGGCTCGGTTTGCAAGGCCATGGCACGTCAACGGACAAGACAAACCGCCAGCATATAATGAAGAATGTCAGAACGAGGCCGATTGATCGTGAGATGTTAGCTGCGCTCGATCGGTTCAAGAAAGAGGATAAGTTTCGTAGCACATATGCCAGTGCGAAGGAGTCAGCCGATGGCCGGTTCAGGTTCGAATTCAAACAGTACGGTACAACAAATGCTCCTGGAAGGCTATCATCTAGCGAGCTTATCAACGGAGAAGGAGGGAATATTCAAAATCAGCCCGTTAGAGCAAGAGGGTTTTTCGTGGCAGACCCTGATTGCGTACTCATATATTATGATCTGGCACAAGCGGAGGCTCAGGTTGTATCGTTCCGGGCGGACATACCAAAGTGGAAGCAACAGTTCGCCCAGGCCCGGCTCGATGGAAAATATGATTGCCACCGCGCTCTGGCCAGCGAAATGTTTAAGGTGCCTTACAAAGAGGTACCGACTTCGGATTGGGACGAAGACAATCATCCTACAATACGATACATTGCGAAGCGATGCCGACATGGCCTTAACTATCGGATGGAAAGGTTCAAACTCTCCGAAGTGACCGATCTGCCGTATCACAGAGCGGCTCATGCATTTATGTTGTATCATAAGATCACGCCGGAGTTGATGAAGTGGTGGGAGCAGGAGGAAGCTGAATTCAAGCGAACACGTGAAGTGTACAATGCAATGGGCCGCAGGTTTAAGGTGTTACAGCCTGTAGACGACGATGTTTCCAAGTCAATCGTTGCGTATTATCCGCAGAGCACGATCGGTGACAAGGTTGTGCAGACTTGGTATCAGTCACAGGAGGATGACAGATGGCCTACTGGACATGCCCGCATAGCTATCAATGTACACGACAACTTGGTTGGTATTGCCGAACCGAAACATGCCAAGACATGCTTGCGTATTATGAAGAAGTACGCCGAAAGTCCGATCATGATCCAGGATGCTTGGAAACGCCGGCCGGCCGAGCCCCTGTCGATCAAGGCTGAGTGCAAGATTTCATATCCGTCGAGCTGGGACGACAAGACGAAACGGTTTGTAGCTGCTCCTGGCGGGCTACATCGGTGGAGCAACATGGAGGTGATCGATGTCTGAGAAAATCACGCACCAAGGAGTGGAAATAGTATTCGACAAGGGTGCGTACATTACTGGCCATCAAGAGCCGGCTAGGTGTCTTTCGTGTGGCGAGACCAAGGACTTGCGTTTCGGCTACTGCTTCAGTTGTGCGTGTGCTGGAGAGCTTCGTGCCGCCAAACGCACATGGACGCAACATTTGTTGTACGCAACATGGTCCTTGTGCCGTGGCTATCATACTGATGCCCGGTTCGGTTATCGATGGGCGTGGGAGCGTTTGACTCAAACAGGCGACTACAAACCAGGAGGCTATCTTGACAAAGAACACGGAACCGCGTGGCGAGAAACAGGCCGATCGTATATTCGAGAAGCGATCCAAGCCATTACCAGGAGAGGCCGTAGATAGAGACACGCCGGCATTCAACGCCATATGGGAGGTTATCAAGACATGGGATATAAACGTCCCGGAGGCGTACGGCGGGTACTGCGGGGCAACGGGAAGCCACGTGCAGGCAATCTTAAACGTTCTACACGAGAGAAACCTGATCCGCAGCTAGTTGTGCAGGTTGTAGTACGTCGCTGGCGATACGAGCGGCCGAATGGAATTCCATACACACGTGAGTTCCGCCGTGTGATGACAATGATCGGCCGCTGGCAAGGACATGTGGACGCGAGGCATTGGATATGTGAAGGTTCGCGTTACGATGGTTCGCCATATGATATGATGGAGGTGAAATTCTATGGACTGGCAAGTCTCAGTAACAAAGTTCCTGATCGAGGGAGGAACAGTCGGCCGGCGCCAGTCAGAGCTGATATCAAAGGCAAAGGGAGCAGGCGACGGCGAGGTACTAGCATTTCTCCGACTACTGGCACAGGAGAAAAAGGCCCAGATGTACGTGCTGCCAGGGCAAGTGAAGCAGTGGAGGGCTACAGCGGAGATTGAAAAGCTATGACAATATTGTTAGCGAGCATCGCAACTATCGCCGTCGTCCGTCTAGAGGATTGGACGATGTTCATCCTATACGCATGGGGCTTATGGTCCTATGCGTATTGGGCGACCGATCCAAAATGGACAGGGCAGGAGAGACGGATATGGTAGACAAACCATTAGCTGGTGGCTTATGGCGGGATAAGCCCGAGACGGTAGAGGGTAAGTATCTCGTCATACGCCGAGATGGAACAATCCCGCAGTGGCCGAATTTCACGTTAGGGGCAGATGATCCTTGCGCTGCGGCTGCCCTGCGAGGATACGCAGCTGAAGCGTGGAGGATCGGTCTTGATCCGGCTTACTGCAAGGCAATGGACAGGCTTGCGGAAGAATGGGCGCGGCGTCCACATCCAGGTGATCCTGATCGGGGCCGTCACCGCGAAGATCTTCCAGCGATCATCGCGATGATGAGACTAGGCAAAGGCGTGTAACAATCTCAAGGGTTCCAGGGAACGGTATCCTCCGCCCCTGGAACCATTGTTTGAGTCAAACTAGGTGCCTTGTATGGATCGAGATCGGTCAACTTGATTGGACGACCCAGCTGCTGCGAGAATTGCTGCTCGATCTTATCGATTTCATGATTGATCACACGCGTCACGTCTTGCCGGCGACGCTCATAGAAGTTCCTCACGGCGTAAGGGTTTTTGTAGTCAATACCCTTTGATTGCAGCATCTGCACAACGTCCGGGCGAGCCTCCATTTGAGACTGCCACGTGACCATGTTTCCGTAATCGATATTACGCATGGTACGTATGGCCTTGGATGCATCGCGATACTGATCCCATATAGATCGGAAACCACGCCCACCTGTGTTGACAGAGTCATGCTTTGTCGCATTGTAGAGTTCCTGTGCAAACATCTTGTACAACGGGTTCGTGGGCTCAGGCTGAGCGAGGCCAGGAATGTTCGGAGGCAGGGCTTCACCTGTAGCGGCTGCTGCAATCTGAGCACCGGAGCGACTGAGAGGCTTGGCGCGTCCAATCATCGTATCGCCGGTCATGCCATATGTTTTGTAGAACGTATCAAGACGTTCAATGTCCTTCTCACGAGCGAACATCTCGGACGTGAAGCGTGAATTGCCAGAGATCGGCGTGTGTAGATCAGCGATGTCCCGCATTAGCGGTGTGCGTTGGACGATGACTTTGCCAGCTTGTTTAAGCGCATTGCGTGTTGCTGCTATCGCTCCATCAGGAGTATGTGATGCAGCAGCGAAACCAGCACCAAATAGGTCAGCGATCGTTGGAGCAATTGCGCGAAGTGTGCTTTCAAGAACTGGTGACATGGCCTTGTTTACATCAAATGGATCGCTACGACGTTGGTACACTTCACCACCAATGCCAGAGAATTGACCCAAACCTGTTCCTGGCAGGAACGCTCCAAAGTTCTGTGGTGCGGCGTTCCCTGTCGCTTCGAACCCTGTGGCTATCATTGGGTTCATTGGAGGCAGTATTGCTACATCGAGTGCTGAACGTAAAGCCGCGCCAAAGTCATCCTTGAATGGCTGCGTGTTGCTTCCATACAAATGGTTCAGTACGTCTTCCGTCATGCGCTTAGGCAGCACACCTTCTTGAAACCACGGGAATTCGATACCGTCTTCAGCTGGACGCCCTGGTATGGGAATGTAAATGTTCATCGATTTACGATACTCGTCGCGACGGTTCATCATGTGATCGAGATATGATATGCCGTTGGGATCGTTGCCCATATGTGCTGCGAGATAATAACCAAGCGCCGGCGGTAGGATGTAGTACAAAAAAGCCTTTGTGCCGAACCCGAGTGGGTCATTCAACGCAGCTGTGCCAAAGCGCTTAATGCCTTGTTGAGTCATGTTATACCAAGGTACGGCAATGCGGCCCATTTCATTCGTAGCGAGATAGCCACGTGCAGCTACAGCACCAACGCGCTCAGCCAGACCAGAGTTTCGCGTATCGAACTTGATTGGCTTGCCTCCTGGTGTGTAGTAACGACCCGCTGTCTGAGGATTACCAGTGAGTTCTCTGGATTGCGCTGCTAGGCTGGACAGTGTTACTTGACTAGATGTTCCTCTGAGGTTACCTAGTCTAGGACCTTGGATTGTACGCCCTATACGATTTGTGTTGCCTTGGACGAACGCGAACTGTGTTGAGTTATGCACTGCGTTGAGCAAGTTTCTATAGCCATGGATCAACTGAGCGGCATCTCGCAGTCCGGGTGTGCTGGCAAGTGTGCGGAGTGTTTGAGTCACACGGTGATTGGTCTGGACGCGATCAGCATTGCGCCCGAAGTACGATCCAGAGTGTGTGCCCATGGCTTCGACTTGGCCGAATGTGCTCCGGAGATAAGTATTGGATAGCACTGTGGAGATATTGTTCACAGCTTGTGGGCCAATGACACGGCGTAGCCAATTGCCACTGGTGCTATCCAAGATGTTCGATGCTCGCTGGGCAAGCTTAGGCAGTAGCTGCGACGTAACAGCATACGGCAGTGTACCAGGACCAAGCGGTATCATGTTGCGACCGAACACGAGTCCAGGGGAAGACATGCCATGGGGTGTCGTTCCCTTAGCAATTACGTAGTTGCGAAGCGCATCGGTCACAGCAAAATGTGGTGCGAGCATTCCTGTCGTATTTGACTGGAACACATTGCGCGCTCCGTTGATGAACTGTGTAGCCATACCAGATGAGAAATAATATGGGTCCATCTTGAG